AAAAGCTGGTAAAGCAACAGCACTTGCTTTGCAAGAAAAAGGCATTGAAACTTTTACAACTCCAGAAATGGATACTCTTACTGGTATTTATGCGGCTCTTTGTGGTAACGAATTTGCCTACAAATATATTATTTCAGATACCATGAGAAATACCAGAGGATTAGCAGAACAATCTTACTGGTGGAAACATAGAGAAACAGGCTTGCAGTGCAAATGCCGTTGTGACTATGTGATTGATGACATGGTTATTGATCTTAAAACCACAGGTGAGTCTGGTGCATCACCAGAGGTATTTACTAAAACTATTGTTAATTTCAAGTATTACTTACAAAGTGCTCACTATTTACAGGGAACAGGTCAAAAGAGATTTATCTTTGTTGCTGTAGAGAAAGTACACCCATTTAGCGTGGG